GATCCCACCGGCTGTCAAAGTTGACGCGGTTCGTCTTGAGCTTCGCCAGCCGTTCGCTGTGCCATTTAGCCTTGTCGTCCGCGCCGCCGTACATCGTCACTGGCCCGTCCGCGTCGTGGTGCCAAGGTCGGGCAGCCCGCTTTCACTGGTCAGGATGCTGGTACGGCGGCCCGAGCGGCGCGCAACGCGATCCTGCTCGTTCATCCGCGCAACGGCGTCATCGACCTGCGGCGGCGGCGGGGCGGGCGGCTGCGGCTTCGGTCCACTGCCACCAAACAACGTTGCCATGGGGCTAACCTCCAAACCTAACCTCGCCCGTGCCGAGCGCGGTGACGGACCTGAAATCGCCGTTCCACGACGGCCTGCGGTTCGGCGTTCGACCGAAGCGCCTGCCCATCATGCCGTAGCGGCTCGCCGAGATCAAGTCGTCGTTCAACTTGACGATCAGGCCGTCCTTGCGATGGTACAGGGAGAACTCGTTGAACCACATCGGGCAGGTGTCGAACACCTTCCACCGGCCCTCGTTCATGCGGGTCAGCATCTCCATGATGCCCGCCTCGACCGCGATCGAGCCGTCATCAAATGTTACATGGGTCGGATGCACGATCAGCCCGGCGTTCTTGTACTGCTTCGCCATGGCGATACCGCCGTCGATGCCCGAGCGCTCGCCGTCATGCGGCCACATCCACGGCAACCACTGGCCCCATTGGCGCAGAACCGTGCCGTGCTCGGCCGGCGTTTTCTTGGTCTGGCGGTATTCCCGAATCACGTAGATCGTATCGGTGTCGCGGTCCCATGCCATCTCGACGGCGGCGGTCGGATGGTCCCACCCGAAGTCCAGCGCCCCGAGCCGCGACCAGTGATCAGGAATGCGGATCGGTGACACCTTGATCATCTCCTCGGGCACCGGAAAGACGCGGCCCGAGCCAAGGACCGGGATGCCCTTGGTGCGGGCCTCGCGGGTCGCGTCGTCATAGGACGCGATGATCTTCGCCTTGTGCTCGGCGGTGTAGTGATCCACGTCGTCGATCGTCATCTGCACGACGATGCGGTCGTTTCCGGGCGTCTGGAAGAACTTCATCACGACCTGGGACATGCCCTTGAGCGGCGTGAACGTGATGTAAATCATGCCCTGCGTGGCGTTGGTGCGGGTGATCGCTTCCTCGTACACGTCGTATGGCGGCTCTTCGTCCATCCACACGCCGTCCACGGTGTCGGCCTGCCACTTCGACCGACCCTGATCGAACGACTTGAAGCGCACGACGGACTGTCCGCCCTGCACGTGGTTCACAACCACGGCGTCGATCGCGTCCTTGACGCCGGGGCGGCGCTTGGGTTTCTGCGCGATCATGTCGCGCGGGATCAGCCCCGTGCCCCATTGTTCCTCGATCGACGGCGGCCCCATCAGCAGGCGCTGCATACCGTCTCGGGTCAGTTCGCCGCTTTCCGATCCGGCGAGCCACGAGGTTGGGCGGGACCAGCGCCTGCCGTTCCACCACGGCGGGTACATCCCGGTCAGGTGCATGGCGAGTTCCGCGGCGCCGGAATACGTCTTGCCAAGCTGATTGCCCGCCGCGAACAGCCGTTCGCGATACGCGGCGCCGTGCTGATGGAACAGCTTCTGCTTGGCGTAGGGCTGGTAATCTTCCAGTTTCTTGAGCTTGGCCGCCTCGTGCTTCTGCGCCTCAAGCCGGCGCAGGGCATCGCGGATCTGCTCGTCAGTGAGTTTGGTCAGGTCCATGGCTGAGATGATCCGCCACCAACTTGGCGTACCCGGCAATGTCGATCCAGTGATCGGCGTGGCTCGGGTCGCCGTTGAGAATGCGCGCAATCTTCACGAAGATCATCGTCAGCGCAAGGGCGGACGTTTCCGGCAGTGGCTGGCCAGAGGATTGCCATGCCGCGAGCAGCGTGGCGTAAGTGTCCGCCACGGCCGCATAGTCGCCGTGAGTTTTCCCCCGCTCGCCGATCAGGTCGTCCAGTTCACCAGCCATCGGCGCTGAACCCCTGAACCTGAACCCGTGAAACCTCGGTTGCGTCGAGATCGACCTGCAGCGTAATCGGCAGCGAGCGCGAGCGCTTGGTGATGCCGACCTTGGTGATCTCGTTCACCGTGACGAGCAGCCCGTTCCACGCTTTCGCAAACCGGCGCTTGTGCTCGGGCACCCCGTCGAGAAGCTGCGGCAGCAGGCCGTTCGACATCGTGTATCCGCCCATCCACTGCACCATACCGGGCGGCAGCGTCTCGACCGTGCGGTACTCGTCGTTCGCTGCGGCCAGTTCCTCGATCGCCGCGCCGAGCTTCTGCTTCAGCGATTTCTCAAGGATCAGAGGCAGCATGGCGCGCGCCAGATCGGGCAGCGACTGCCACGCCTGCGCCTTCACCAGATCGCGGGCCTTGCGCGCGTCGGCGGAGAACGTCTGCTCGCGCACTTCCTCGCGCGACAACCCCTTGGCCGTATCGACCAGTTTGCCCGCATTCGCCGCGCGGATCGCCTCAAGACGTTCACTCATTTCGTTTTTCCTGTTTTGGTGGCGACGGAAAGTGGGTCGGGTGAGCGGGGCGCATTGCGCCACGAGCGCGCATGACTGGCGCTCGCCAGCAGCAGGATGAGGGAGCCAATCGCAGCAACCGCCAACCAGAAGCTACCACCCATCGTCGTAATCCTCCGCGTTGACATCAACAACCCCGCGCAGTCCCGTGACTGCCCGGCTGTCGTCCGGCGCCACGAGGCCGGGTTTCCGGTCCTCCGTGATATTCGCCGCGTCGTGCAGCACCATCGCCCGTGTCACGAACGCATCCGCCGGCTCCGCAAATTCTACGTCCTGCGGGTTGACCGTGATGATCTTCATCTCCTGCTCGCGACGCCGAAGCTCATCCCCGAGCGCCTCGATGATCAAATCAAGTTGCTTGCTGTCCGGCGCGTGCTGCACCGGCTCAACCCCGGCCGGCAGATAGGTTGACCGCGCCAGATCGCGCACCAGCTTCAGATACTGCCCCGGCTGCCGATCGGCCAAACGCTCGAGCGTATCCGTCAGCCGCTCCGACGTGGATACCTTGCGCACGGCGGATACCAGCCGAAACGCCGTGTCCGCCTGGACCTGCTTCACTTCCATCTGCCGGATGGCAACCTTGGGCAGCTCGGGCAGCCCGGCCTCGATGCGCGCGAGCATATGGACCTCGCCGCAAATCTGGTCATTCAGGATGTTCGATTTCTTGTCCGCCCCAAGGTTCCAGCGCGGATGATCCGGGTAGAACCGGCAGATCGCCACAACGCCGTCCTTCTGGCGGAACCACTCTCGCGTATCCGGCTGGATATGCGCCTCCCCGTGCCGGATCGCCGCGGGCGGATACGACCATATCCGGCTGTTCTCGTCGGGCAGTTCGCCCGGCGGTAGCGGCGCCGGCAATCTCGGGCGGCCCATGATGCCGTGTGCGGTTTTGTGGGGCGGGTCCTTGCGCATGTCAGGTCGGTTTCCCTGTTTCCGTCAGTAGCTTTCGCGCCACCGCCAGCTTTTCATCGAGCCATTCCAGTTTCTCGCGGCAGTTAAAACCGAGGCCCCACGCCCCGATGGTGCCGTTTTTATCAAAAGTAATGGCCGCAACAAGCTCCTCGGGGTCGGCCGCGAGAATGCGTCGGCACGCTGCCCCGCTTGACCCAAGTGCCGTAACAATCGTGGAGCCTCCTGTTTCCATCGGGGCCAGTGGTTGCGCGCTCGCGTCCGGCAACTTCGCCCGCCACTCCCCGTTCACTCCGTCGGCCACAGACCCGCAACTCACACACTCAAGCTGTCCGTCCGCCCGAGCGAAGTAGCTTGTACATCCGCACCCACACCGCCAAACCGCGTCCGGGCCAGGTTCGCTCCCTTTTGGGCTCCGGTGATCGTCAAGTTGAATAACGTCCGACATCGGTCCTCTCCTTGCGCAAGGATGCCAGTCACTTCGATTTCGCGGCCATCGCGCGGCAGAAAGCGGCGCAAAGGGCAAGGGCGGGTCCTTGCGCATGTCGGTATGTCTGCCATTGGTTCTGATGGGTTGTCAAGTTGCTATAGCAGCTTTTTGCCGACTTGGGGAGGGGGTGCAGAGTTGTCACGTTGGCGTTACGGCGGTTCGACGATCCGGAAAAACGTGGATCAGGACTCGCGCGGCG